GTAACGACATTGGTTTGGCTGTCACCACTAAGATTCAGGAAAGTGGTTATCCAAATCTATTTTATACCACTAGATTTCTTAAAGAAAAAGGAGAATCTAAACCCAAAGTTGAAAAGATTCCAGGCTGGTATACTACTTTAAAAACTAGACCCATTATTATTGATGAATTAGAAGATGATATCCGAAATGAACGGGTAGAAATTTTAAACAAGTTCTTCGTTCAAGAAGCTTACACTTTCATTTATGATGATAGGAATAGACCAGTTGCTATGGGAAAACATAGCAGGGGTTCTGAAGAGGATGACCTTTTAGATGATGAGACTACTTATACAGATGATAGTATAATGTCAGAAGCTATTTGTAACTATATAAGAAAAGGCAAAGTTACTACTTCAGTTGTATCACCTACATAACTTCAATACTACATTTTGTTATATATAATAATACATTGTTGAACTAAGGATTTATATTTATATGGCTATAAGATTTAGGTTGCCTTGGGAAAATAGCCCACGTAAAAGGGTAAAACTTGTAGAGCAGGAGGTTCCAGAAAGCAAGCCCACCCGTATAGTGGTTCCATCCACCAGAATCAGCCGACCAAAAAACGAGATAACGTTTACCGATCTTAAAGGTAAAACTACATTCGTGAATCCCGGCTTTGTTGCTGAATATATCCCAGTTATCCGTAAGCTTTCATGGATAAATGAGGATATGGGTTTGGCAGTTAATGATATGGTCAGATTAACAAATACTGGTCATAGAATTAAGTTTGACCCTTCCGTACCACCCGAGATGCAGAAAAAAATGCGTCAGCATCTTGAAGATAAACAAATCGAATGGGGGGATGGCGTAGATGGTATGAACGGGTTGGTTAACAAAATGATCGCTCAGATATGGATTGCTGGGGCTTTATCAAACGAGTGGGTCGTAGCCAATGATAAAAAGGGTATAAAGAATGTTGCTCTGGTAAATCCTGAAACTATCATATTTTCCTGGAACAAAAAACAACTAAGATACGAACCTTATCAGAAACAGAATTATGAAACTGGTGATATCATAGGTGAAAGGTATGAAAAACTAAATGAGTATACCTATCGTTATTATGGTATAAATGGCGATACAGAACTCCCATATGGTATACCACCATTCTTAACGGCTTTAAATGCTATTGCAACACAGGCCGATATGAATAAGAATATCAAGTACATGATGAAGCAGGTCGGACTACTTGGATTCTTCGAGGCTCTCATGGAGAAACCTGGTCAAACTGATGGTGAAAATGAAGAACAATATGTAGCCAGGCTAAAAACCTTCTTAGATAATGCCAAGAAAGAAATCATAAGCGGTATGTCAGAGGGCGTTATAGTTGGTTATAAAGAAGACCACGAGTTTAAATTTAATTCCACTACCAAGGATCTTAAGGGAGTTGGTGAATTATATGACCAGAATGAGAGGTCTGTAGCCAATGGGTTAAAATTTGCCCCTGAATTTTTGGGTGTTGGTAATAAAGGAACTGAGACTGGTATAAATATTGTATTTACTAAAATGCTATCTCAGTTAACCAATATTCAATCCATCATAGCCGCTAACCTTAAATTCGGTTATAATCTAGAATTGAGATTGGCCGGATTTAAATTTGAGAATCTTAGAGTAGAATTTGAACCTTCTACCATTACTGATGACCTTAAATATCAGCAGGCTCAGGAAATTAAGATTCGTAACGTTATAGCTAAGTATGGTCAAGGTATTATAAGTCAACAGCAATCAGCGGATGAATTGGGTTATGATAAACCAGATTCTGAAGAACCAAGAGTATTACCAGATAAACAAGCTGAACTTGATCAGAAGAGGGAAAAAGACAAAGATGCTTCAGACCGTAAGTCTAGGGAAAAGGATAAACCACAACCTAAGCGTAAAGATCAAAAAGCACAGGCTGCTGAATTTTTAATAGATGTGTTTTTGGATTACCTAAGCCAAAGATAAATACAATACTATTTCATTTATATAAAAAACCTTATGGGAAAGTTCAAACAGATAGATTCCATTAAATTGTGCGGGGGCCATTCTCTTATACTAGGCCATTGCCCAGTAAAAATGTCTCTGTCAAATATATCGGATAAACTGGAAAAAGATCCACAGGAAGTGGGGTCTTTCGGTTTGTTTGATACGTCAGCTCCCAATTATACCACCTATTATCCGGATGTAACTGCGGCTGATCTTAAACCTCAGGATGAAGAGTTTGTAGAACCAGTATTCAGGATGCTTTCAAATGTTACTGTGAATGCTAGATATAATCCTGTACATTTTCCGGCTGATGTTTTAAAAGCAAGTATGGGTAAACTCATAGGTCAAACAGTTAATATAGACCATGAGATGGCGGTGGGTAATGCTATAGGAGCTGTAAAAGCAGTAGAATGGCAGAACTCATATACTACTAAAGAGGGGTTAAAAGTTCCTGCTGGTATAAATGCTACCTTGAGGATAGATGGTAAATCCAACCCAAGAATAGCTCGTGGTATTATGATGGAGCCACCATCTATTCATGCTAATTCAGTAACTGTTAGTTTTGCCTGGAAAAAATCTCACCCAGACCTATCAGATGAAGATTTCTTTTCTAAGGTGGGTACCTTTGATGATAAAGGTAAACTTATCCAAAGGATAGTAACCGAAATAACTGCTTTTCATGAAACTTCCTTGGTGGGCCACGGAGCAGACCCATTTGCCCAAAAAGTGGGTAAAGATGGGAAGATAGTTAATCCCTCATATGCACGCTCGCGTTATCCCTTATCTGATACCACTTTAGAAGAAGAGTTTTCTAATAATGCAGTATTTTATGATTGGAAATCCTTGTCATCTGAAGAGTACTTGGATGAAATAGATACAATTGATAATAATCAAACACAGACAGACATGAATGAAACTTTAAGACTCCTTGAAACTATCTTCGGTTTGGAAAAGGATTCTCTCACCGAAGAGAACTATCAGGAAAAGCTTGGTACTATTAATACCGAGTTGGCTACTTTCCGGGCTGAGTCCAGTAAGCAACCGGAACCTGTTAAGGTTCTCGATTTAGTGGGCTTAGAAGCTATCCAGACTGAGATCACAAGTCTCAGGGAATTCAAAGCAAGCGTTCCAACAGACTTTAAGGACAAGATCGTTCTGGCAGAAACAGCCACTACAATTATATCGGCCCTTAAAGAAGATACTAAGAGGCTGTATAAACTTTCTATTGGTGAAAAACCAGAGGATGCCGCTATACTTACTGTAATCGAAAAAGCAGATTACAATACACTCCAGGCTCTTAACAAGCAATATGACCAGCTTACAGATGGCCAGTTCCAGTTTACCTGCCAGGTATGTGGTTCTCATGAGGTTACCAGGGCTTCTGCTAAACCTACTTCTGATGAAAAAGATGCTACTGATAAGCCTGTAGCTGATGTAGTTGAGAAATTCACGGGAGTAGGAAAGGTTGATACAAAGTTTTTTGAGGCCAAAAAATAACTACTAGACCTTAGCATATATTAATATATTCACATGAACAATTAAAATATCAAAATTATGCCCGAACCTTTTGGATCCGCGTCAAAGACTTACATCCTCAAATCCGAGTCACATAAACTGCATGAGGAATTCGAAGTCGATGCACTCAAAGCAACCATAACTTTAAGTGCAGATTTGGTAAACCTTAACGTGGTTAACGGTAAAGTAAATAACAAGGCTATTTCGCCTGTTACTTTTGCCACTGACCATGACGCTTCAATGGCGTTGTTAGCAGCTGCTATAGAGGCTCTTGGTACTGCAGCCAACGTAGCTGATGCTACTGTTACAGCAGCCCGAGTCATTACAGTAACAGCCTATGATTCATCTCTACCCCTAGTATTGCATGAATTCGTTACCACTCTTGGTGCTAGCCAGGCCACCTATACCTATTCAAGCGATAACAATCGCATATACAAGGGGCAGCCTGTTAAGCTTACCACATCAGGTAAGATTGAACCGTATGCTGCTGGTGATATCCCAGGTAAGCTTATTGGCTATGCAGTACAGGATGGCTATGGCGGTGACCTTGTTACTGTCATGATGAAGGCCTTTGCTGTTATATATGCCGAAGCATATGCCGACAGCCATGTACCTGGAGTATGCCGTATGGCTGCTTTCAACTCAACCACCAAGATGATGGAAGTCGACGATGGTGGAACTCTCGATCACACCACGATCATAGGCAACTGCCTGGATTCAGGAGACAATGGTGATGTAGTCAGGGTCGCTGTATTTTAATCAAATCACCAGACCATAATATTATAAATATAAACAAATAACACCATACTCAAATGGATCTTAAGCAATTCGAAAAAAGCCAGTTTAAGGGCAAGGTAAAAGATGCAGTTAAGGCGGCCGAAGCAATAAGGGCACACAAAGATAACCCCCGTGATGTTTCCTTCGCAGAAATAGTGAAGGAGAAATTCAATGTTGAGCTCGGTTCCATGCTATCAGATCTCGGAGTTGATCCGGCTACTGATACCATCTCTAACCTTATCACAGTCCCCGAAGTGGATGTAAGGTGGATCATTCCGGAAGTATTCCGTAGTGCTCTGCTCCTTGGTTACCGCCAGGGTCCCATCTATCCTAACCTCATTGCCGCTGAAGAGCAAATGAGAGGTCTTACCCAGGTTATGCCCTGGATTAATATGTCAGATGCTGCCCCCATGTATGTGGGAGAAGCTGAGACTATTCCGCTCGGTGCTATTTCCTATGGATCGAAATCCTTCAGGATATACAAAATCGGTCGCGGTATCAAACTCTCAGATGAGGTCGTTCAGTATGCCTCTCTTAACCTGGTATCCATCTTCATGAGGGACTTCGGGGTTAAACTTGGACATGCCACTGATGTGCTGGCTCTCGCAGCTATTACAAATGGTGAACAGGCCGACGGTTCAGAATCTGCACCCGTAATTGGGGTGGCTACTTCCGGTACGCTTGCCTACTCAGACCTGCTCAAAATATGGGTAAGGATGGGACGTATGGGCAGGGTACCCAACACGATCGTAGCAGGTGAAACAGCCTCAGCTACTATTCTGAACCTCACCGAGTTCAAAACCCCGGTCTCAGGTTCACCTCTAGCCAGTATCACCCTCAAGTCACCGGTACCTGGAGCTTCAAACCTCTTTGTACACGGAAACGTGGCTTCAAACCAGCAGATCATACTTGACCCGGCAGGAGCCGTTATCAAGTTCAATGGCTGGCCACTCAAGGTTGAATCTGAAAGGATTGTATCCAATCAGACAGAAGCCTTCTATGTTACCCTTCAGACTGGCTTTGCCAAACTGTTCAGGGATGCAGCTATCATTCTCGACAGCAGCGTTGCCTTCTCATCCTACGGGTTCCCGACCTGGATGGATGTTGATACTCTGCAGAACGTTACCATCGTTTAATTGAATGGCCCTTAAGCTCTAGTATCCAACCAAAGGGTACTAGAGCTTTATACTATTCTAAATAAAACAAAATTGTTATGGCAAAGTATGTAAAATTAGGCAAGAAGGCCGAATCATTTTATGATCCGTATTCTGCACTGAAAGTGCTCCAGAATCAGGTCGTAGAATTGAATCCTAAAATGCAAGCTAGCGGCCGGGTTAAGGCAGCTTTGGCCGGTGGTCATCTGATGCTTGTTACTGAGACTGAGTATAAGGCTTTTAAGGGTATTGTACCCGAGCCAACTATCGACAGTAAATATGGCCAGACAACCAAGGATCTGATCGCTTATTATGACAGTACTTACGAAGTCAGTAAGTCTGATATGAAGGCTTTCAAGAAAATGTCCCTGGAAGAAATGGTAGAGGAGCTGGACAGGTTGGAAAAGCTCAACGAAAACAACGAGTAATTGAACCCAAACAAATCCTAATACCATGGCAGGAAGTAAAAGAGATAATTTTGAAACCGATCTTCTCGAGCTGATTTTTAATAATACAGCTCTGGCCAATATCGGTGATACCAGCGGGCTTCAGCCTTCCGCTGCCGCTGGGAACCTTTATGTGGCACTGTTCACTACAGCACCAACTGATTCAACGGCCGGTACAGAAACTACTTATACCAACTATGCAAGGGTAGCAGTACCCCGTTCATCAGCTGGTTGGACAGTGGCATCTGGTGCAGTATCTAATGCTGCTGCTATCACATTCCCGCAGTGCGGTGCAACGGGAGCAACTATCGTGGCATTCGCAATCATGACAGCATCAACCGGTGGTGATATGCTGTATTGGGGAGATCTTACCAGTAGCCTTGCGGTAAGCTCGGGCATTACCCCCGAATTCGCTATTGGTGACCTTGATATCACAGAGGACTAATCCATTTTCCATGTTTCATTAAAAGGCTCTATCTGTGAGGGTAGGGCCTTTTTTGATAGACAATAACACAATGGCTTTAAAGACTAATTTATTGGGTTACTGGAAATTAGAAGAGATTTCGGGTTCATTAGCTGAAGATGATCATAGTACTAATGACGGTACAAATTACAATATTACTAGTAGCTCTAGTGGTAAGATAAATAATTGTTATTCTTTTAATGGGTCTAGTTCTAGGGTTTTGTTACCTGCAATGGCCTGTGGTGGTGACAAACTTAGCATTAGTGTTTGGGTTAGGCTAACAGTAGCCCAATCCGGGGATATAATAGCTGTCGGTAAGTATTGGAGTCAATTTAGAATCGGGATTAGGTGGGGATTATTATCAGCTGGGGTAGCTACCACGAATGGTGAGGGGGATGTAGCTAATGACACTATAGATATAGGTTCAGCTAGCGTTTTTACACACCTAGTTATGGTATATGATGGGGCTACTATTTCTGGTTCTACTATAAGGCTGTATGTCAATGGGTCTGAAATAAGTTATGTAAGCCCATCTTCTTTAACTGGGAATTTATCACAAGATTCTGAGCCATGGGAAATAGGTGCTCATGGAAATGGGTCTATGTTCTGGCAAGGGTTAATTGATGAAGTAGCAATTTGGAATAAGGCCCTTACAGTTTCGGAGATATCAGAAATATACAATTCTGGTAATGGCCTATCATATGATTCATGGGATATACCCCAAGGCGGTATATCCGGTGTTATTTCTGGTACGGCTTCTGTATTAGGGGATTTGGGGATAGTTACGCAAGGTGGAGTATCTGGCAATACTCTTGGTGTATCATCAGTATCCGGTAGTATGCTGGCTAAAGCTTATATGTCTGGGTATATAGCCCCTAGTAGTCAAATAGTAGCAGACCATAGAGCAGTAGATAGGTATGACCTTATACCACAATATTATGTGGATGAAGTAAAAAAGATGTTGGTATGGGTTACGGGTATGTCACATTCACTCGGTTATCAAAATGGGGTTAACTTGCTAGAGGTCTATGATTCAACTTATCAGGCCACTACTTGGCTTAGTGACCCCCCACCAGCTTATTCCGATCAATACCTTAGGCTAGGTAGGCCATGGCAATCTAATGTTAATGCTTGGTTAGAAAACCTTACGGACTATGAGTCGATAATCGCTGGCTGGGCTTCTGGTGGTAATCCTTTAAAAGTACTCATATATGGGTGGTCATATGAAACTACTTGGAATAACCCCCCTGGTGGGGGGTTAGATACAGTATTTGATGTGCACTGGGCCGGTGATGCCAATGGGCGTTGGGGCCTTGATGCTGCTGATGAGGTACTGACTAGTAATGCCGTATGTATGGATACTTATATTGCGGCAATCAATGAATACAACTCATATTTTATTGCCAATACCGTACCTACCATAGCAATCTTTTCTACTGGTCCAGTAGATGAAAATGGCGGAACTGAAAATGGGTTTCAAAGGGAATTAAAGCATGATCATATCCGTAATTATGTGAGGGGTGATAATAGTAGGATACTTTTTGATTACGCGGATATCTTAGTACATAACAATTCTGGTGAGAGGTATAGGGTATATTGGAATGATGGTGGTACTCTTAGGCCACATGATCAGATACACCCTGATAATACTCTTGATTATGATGCTTCATGGAATATCGTCGATGGGAATGATGCTGATGGGGATCACATAGGTGAGGTTGGTGCTTTAAGGTTAGCCAAGGCCCTGTGGTGGCTGTTGGCTAGAGTGGCTGGTTGGAATGATTCAGTAGAGGCCTCAGTAACTGGTACACTCTCAGAAGCATCTTCCGATATGGTTTTAGGCCAGGCCAATGGTGAATCAGTAGTTTCTGGAGCTTTAGAGGCAGTTGGCCAATTATCTGGTTCATTAAGTGGAGTTACGACAATAATCACAGCCATTTCGGGATTAGGTGCCTTGAGTAGTGTCTCAAGTGGAGTGACTTCCGTTATGGGTACGTTCGGGGCAAGTGCGTTCCTATATGGGCAATCTAATGGTATTTCTGGGCCTTTAGGTATATTAAGAGCAACAGGTCAAATATATACATCGTCAACGGGAGTATCTTTCGTTTCTGGGACTCTCTCGGGGTTAGGTTTGCTACAAGTGGCTATCTCCCCAGTAGTATCTGTTTTAGGGGTATTACAGGGTAAAGGTAGGTTGGTTGGGTCTATTGGTGGAGTAGCCACCGTAGCTGCCTATATCAGTAGTTCTGGGGTCTTTGCTGGCCATATAGGAGGTGTGGCTTCGGTATCAGGCTACCTTTCAGCTACTGCAAATATCTCTGCTTCTATTAATGCAGCAGCGAATGTAGCAGGGGCATTAAAGGGCAATATTATTGCAGCTTCTAGTGGAGTATCTACAGTTACTGGTAGAATACTTGCTACTGCTAACTTAGTAGCTACTAGTACTGGGGTATCCACATGTTCTGCTACCCCTATTTTAGAGACTCAGGTAGGCAAAACTGATGGTATAACACTGGTATCAGGTACATTAATAGCTAAAGGTTCATTGAGTAGCCAAATCATAATAGACCCAATAGTATTAGCTAACTTAATGGGATTAGTTAATATATCTGGTATATCCGGGGGGGTTAGCATTAATTATGCTTTATTGAATGGTCTTTACAATATAAGTGGGCTTGCTTCTGGAAATTCGATTACTTACGCTGCACTAGTTTCAAGGAATGGTTTATTTGGGTCTATTCATGGTATCAATACTAGTACTGCTATATTAGGGGGTCATGGTAGATTACATTCAGCTATAAGTCAAGGGGCGTTATCTTGGGCTGATTTGGTTGGTATTGGGTTTTTATCTGGTTCTTCTCTTTGTTCGAATATAGTTTCTGGTTCTATCCGGGAATATATTCCACCTGAAGAGCTATATGGGTCTATCTACTCTGGGTCTATTGTTTCGGGTTCTATTTGGAATGCTGGTTCAGTTCTAAGGGTCTTCAAGGGTAATGTTTCAATCGATGGGGTCAAGGTTAGTATAGCTGATGATTAAAACAAGTTAATAATATGAATGAGTTGGATTTTACACTATATGAAGGTAAAAGTCAATCGAAGACTTTTATATTTACTAACCTAGATAATACCATATACAATTTTACGGGTAGTACAGTTAGGATGTCCATCTATTTTGACCAGAGTTCGCCTGTGATTATAGTTGGCAGTATCACTTTGGCTACTGGTCGGGTATTATTTAATTTCCCATCGGCTAGTTTGGGTCTTCCGGGTTTATATGAATATATAATAGAAGAAACAAAATCTGATTCTTCTGTTACCCTTTTAATAAGGGGTAATCTTAAGCTTGAGGATTATATCCCATTTAGTCAGGCCATCGATGCTTTTCTGGATACTGATTTACCTGCTGATATAACTCTAGATGAGAATTACAAAATACAAAGGATTCTTTACTGGAGAACATTCCTGGCCAGTGCATTTTATATACCCCAGGCTTCTATTAATACCGATTCAGCTTGGAGTATGATGGCTAATGCTCTTATCTCTAAGTTGGTGGCTTATGATGCACTGATGAGAGCAGCTAAGGGTAGCCTGTTGCATTTGTTAAGCACCAGTTCATCTACTACTACCTCGTCTACTACTGGCGGTATTCAGGAGATAGAAACTGGTCCTGCAAGGGTTAGGTTTTTCCAACCCAGCGAAACTATGCAGCAGGTATTCAGTTCGACTTCTAAGGAAGGTTTTAGTGTACTGGATACTTTGATATCAGATATATGTGGGCTGGCCAATTTTCTTAAAGTTAAAGTCCCAATGTGTAAGGGTAACAAAGTGGTAATAAATCCCCAAAGGTACGTTAACACAGATTGGCTACCAGCCACTACATTAGATGATACTGTAACTTCTCAAGGATAAGATATGTGTGTTTCTTGGTTTCAACCTAAGTCTCCTACCTGGGTACATCATAATAGGGTGGCCCTGTTATTCGCTATCAATGCTTATGGCAATGGCAATGATTTACGTGGTTGTATAAATGATGTAAACCTGGCCGAAGAAAAATTGTTACCTGAGGGTTTCCAAATCAGGAAATTCTTGGATAGCAAAGTTACCCGTAAAAGGGTACTAATGGAAATAGAGTATGTTATAGTCCACTCACAAAGGGGAGATATAATCTATATACATTATTCTGGCCACGGTACATTAACCAGGGATACCAATGGTGACGAGGTAAGTGGGTATGATCAGGCCTGGTATCTTTATGATGGCTTATTGGTAGATGATCAGCTTCATGCAATACTTAGCAAGATACCAGAGGGAGTTACCGTTATCCTGATGATAGATTCATGCCATTCAGGTTCATCTACAAGGAACAATTGTTATAAGCCTACTTATAGGTATATTGCTCCTAAGTTCGAAGTGGATCCAAAACTCCAGATCCGTAACCTGGTATTAACGGATATGAACTGGATTACATTGGCAGCTTGCCGTGATGACCAAACTGCGGCTGATGCCTATATTGCTAGCTTAGATAAATATCACGGTATACATTCATATTATGCCTTGAACACTCTAAGAAGGACTTACACGTATGTGGAATGGTATGATACTATTAGACAATATCTACCTAATAGTTATTTTGACCAAGAGCCAGTTCTAGAGGGTAGGGAATCGTTAATTAACCAAATAGTTTTATTCTAAACATTAATGTTATGAGTTATTCAAGGAATTTTTACAACAAAGAGGTTCCCTCAAGGAACCTGGTTACTACCATCTCGGGGATTCTCCTGATGGCAGTTCAGTTGGTGGTAACAGTTCTTTTGGCTATGGGTAAGATTACATCTGACCAAGTCCAGCCTCTTAATGAGATCTTCACTGGGATCATTACAATTGGGGGACAGCTGGTTGGGTATGTATCTGCTCTCATCCTTATGTTTAAGGCGAAAGACTGAGTCAACTAGGATTAAGGGGGTGGGAGTTCCACCCCCTAAATTTATTTAACTATGTCTATAAGCGACGCTGACTGGGCTAATTATAAAGCCATTATAAATGATGCCCATAGTTTCTTTAACCAGGAAAACATCACCTGGTTGAGGTTTAGTAATGGGCTACAGAGGTATGGTGAAGATGATGGTAGTCAAGAGACTACCGAATCTATTGTATTGAAGTGTTTGGTTAATTATAATGTTTATCGTTCTTGGCCTTTAAGCGAAGAAACAGCTAGTGGGCAATTAGATAAAGAAAGTATCGCTGCTATTTTTAATCGGTCATATCTTGCCGGGCTTGGGTATATAAATGCTAATGGTAATTTCATAGTAGATCCAGGTAAGGATTATTTTATACACCGCGGAGTTAAATATCGCTGTGCTGGGGAAACTCCTGCAGCTCAGGCTAAGGATGAACCCTTACTGATCTACATTATTTTAAGAAGATTAAACCCCCTTACAGGATCAACTACTTACTAATATGGCTGAGAGATTTGAAGGTGGTACTGAGTATGGTCTAAGATCGCGTGGTGGGTATGACGTTGAGATACGACTCGAGGGTGATTGGGTAAGATTTTCTAGGTTAATCAATTCAACCAATTTAATATTAGCCGCTGCTGCAAGACAAGGTCAAAAAGGCTTTGCTGAAGATTATTGTAAAGCAGTTAAACAAAATATTAGGACTGGCGGTAAAAGATTTGGTTATCCACAGAACGAAGGGGAGTATCTTAGGAGGAAACAACTACATGGTTATGGTAGTGTAGCTCTAAAGGTAAGCGGAACCATGATGAGTTCTGTTAGGGTTATGATTAATTCAACCAAGACCATTTATTCAGTTGGTATACCTACTGGTATAAGTAGACCCACTTATTGGCCTTCAGATAGTAATAATTTAGAGGTACATGAGTATGCTAATATTGTAGAACATGGGTTTGAGACTAATAAAACTATAGTACCTGCTAGGCCTGTATTCTCTGATACCTTTAGAATAACTATGGGTGGTAAGGAAGGGATTAGGAAATACATTGAAAGAAGTATAGCTGTGGGTTTTGGAGCTATGGGGGTGATAGTTAAAAAAAGAAGATAATGTCAGATACAAGTTTATCTACAGTTCAAGAGCTAATAGAAAGAAGCTTATTTGAAACTATCAGGAAAGAGGTAGTAGATAAGGGATATCTTCCTGATATCACTCTGTATCCGAATACATCTATAGGTTATCAGGATTATGAGGATGATAAAGCTGTCATTATTAATTCTAGAGGTTTTGCTATTGATATTTATAATGAGGGTTCAAATATGGCCAAAGAGGTTAAGAAAGCACCACGTATTGTCATCAATACCGGGAACTTTCTACCAGGGTCACTAGGGGGAGACCCCCAGAGAGAATTCATTGACCTGGGCCTGGAATACCGGGCTCAGGTTACTCCCCCTCAGACTGTGGATTTTTATGTTAATATCCATTTGGTATCTTCTAATGTAAAAGAGGAAAGGATATTAAATGCCATTTTAGCTTTGGCTTTACCCCGTAGAGGTTATATTCCACATTATAATGATGCAACAGAAACTATATTCTGTAGGTATTTGAATTTTTATAATATGGATGACCACGAGATGGGCATATTGGAGAAAGTTTATGCCTATGAAATACCCGATTGCTATGATAGAGAACCAGTGGTATTTCAGGCTCCTGGTTATACTGGTGGGTTAGTATCTAAGATTACCGAGATATCAGTTCATCCTAATATATTGAAATATATAGAAGGTACTTGGGGGTTTGTTGAAACCGACCCATTGGTAGTAAGGTATACTCCAAGGGGTACTATAAATGCTATGGCTACAGTTCATGGAACTTTAATCGAAGCCTAGTCGGTTAAATAAAGCACAATACTAAATAATGCTTATATATAAGATATAAAACTTAAAAATTAGTAACTATGCCAAACACTGCTAAAGTCCAGTTTAATTTGGGCAATTTTACCCCAGGAATATCTGATCCTCAGCCTGCTATCTTTGCAGTTATAGGGATAACTAAGCGGGGTCCAGTTGAGCAACCCGAACTCTTCATCATAAACAGTTGGGCCCAGTTTGAGAGAATCTATGGTGGGTTAATAGATTCTACTTCTACCTTTCCTTTCCTTTGTAAGAGGGCTCTTGCCAGAGGAGCAAGGTTAAGGGTATGCAGACCCAATGCTGTTTCAGTCGCAGCAGTTACCGCTATTGCTAAAAACATACAGAATGCCGATGGTGCCCCGGTAACACTGTTTCAGGTTCAGCCCAAGTATCCTGGAGCAGATTACAACAACGTGAGTATCCAGATAGCTGATCCATCCAATGGCATTACAGCTGATTATTGGGATATGTATATTACCCATGCACTGGAACCAAGTCTTAATGAGTATTATTACAACCTGCCAAAATTCGTGGATGGCCCCGCCAGTGCTCAAACGGCTTTGGATGAGGTTAAGGCAATGTCTCAGTTACTGAATTTCACATACGTAGATACTACTACCGGTACTCTTATGAGGCCAGCTACCGCAGCTGCTTCAGCATTCACCGGCGGGGTTGATCCTTCGGGTCATGCCGCTTCTGATTATGTAGCAGCTATGAATGCTTTTGACAATGTGGATGACTGCATGATCATGGCTGTTCCTGAGATGAGCACAACAGCTATTAACCAGGGGGGAGCTACATATTGCCATACTCGTAAGGATATGGTATTCTTTGCCCATCTGGCTAACACGTTAACCACAGCAACTACATTAACAGCTGAAAGAACTACCATTGCTAATAACTCACCTTATTTTGCAATGTTCGGTGGTGGTATAAGGCTTCGTGAAGAAAGGACTCTGGTAGAGAAACCTTATTCCGAGATGGGTGATGTTCTTGGTATTGCCGCGTATGTTCACAATAGCTTTGGCCCCTGGTACTCCCTTGCCGGCTGGAACAGAAGCCAGATCCAGGATGCTCTGGGGGTAGTGAACAACTTCGGAACGCCATCATCGTTCTCTGACCTTAATACCATCGCCAACTCTCAGATCAATATGATGGTTCAGAAGAATGGCATCACCCAGATATCTGGTAACTTCTCTGGCCAGTTGGCTAATGACCAGATGAAATTCTTAAGCGTGGTATTCCTAACCATTTACCTCAAGAGAACACTCAAGCCCATACTTGAGCAGTACCTGGAAGAACCCAACGATCCTCTTACCTTTAAGAAGATCTATTACCACCTCAAACCATTCCTCGATAGGATGACCTCACCAGATTACCGGGCTTTGTATAAATATGAGTATTATGGTGACCAGGATGCCAATACCATAGATGACCTTCAGGTTAACAACCCCGTGGATGTTCAGAATGGGAAATATAAGATTAACCTTAAGATATGGCCCATACCTTCTATGCAGGAGCTCACATTCAACCTCATGCTGGTTCAGGGAGAAGGAGTATATATTTCATAAGTAATATAAACAGATAACGATATGGCAAAGTTTGCAAATCCAAGAAAGAAGTTTAACTGGTCTATCCAGATATCTCCTGATCCACTCAACCCCTTCTTATTCCAGAAGGTTGAAATGCCCGAAAGTAGTATTGCCCAGGATGAACATGGTGATACCAACCATAGCATTAAAACTGCCGGTAGGGTAGAGTATGCTAACATCAGGGCTGAGAAACTCATGTCTTCAAGAGCTGGTGACAATTATATGTGGTCATGGCATGATACCTGCCAGAGTTCAGTCATCGGTGGTGGAGCTATACCTGATGTCTATAAGAAGACCATTGTAGTAACCGAGTTGGCAGAAGATGGTGTAACAGTTCTTAATACCTGGATGGCTTTCGGAGTATGGCCTTGCAAGGTAACTCCCACAGAATTGTCAAGGACGGATTCTGGTAATGCTATCGAGACGATTGAATTTTCGGTGGACAAGCTTCAGAGAGTTTAATATTTCGATCCCATCGAATTTAAAAGGGGGCTTCCGGTGGAGCCCTCTTTTTCTAGTATACCAAAGCTTAATAACCCTATACTACTATTCTAAATAAAAATCATGGTTGATCCAGCTAAATTAAATGAAGTCTATGGGGATGTAGTAAAACTTGTAACCCCCACAGGTTTTGAGGTAACCCTTCGTCAACAGAATGGTGATGATGATGATGTGATATCAAATGGGGTAATGTCTCAGGATGGGACTTCTATAAATAAATTTGTTTCTGGTATAGTAGTAGATACTGATTATACTACTAGTCGGAAACTTTCTTTGGATGATGTATTATCCATGAAACTATGTGATAAGTTCTTTATTATTTTAGCCAGTAGGATATACTCTCTGGGTAACATCCTAAGGTTCTCATTTCACTGGGATAATATGACCGCTCCCATAGAATATGAAGAAGACCTTTCTCAATATATCTGGGATTACTCTAAGGATTATTTTCCAAGTGATCCTAGAGATCCTGATTATTATAAGTATCGTATAGCTCCCCATAAATTTGGTGGTGATAAGGTTAGGGAGTTTACTACCAGAACTGGTAAGAAACTTATGTATACCTTTATGAATGGGTACGGTGAGAAATATTTACTTAAGTTAAATCCAGAAGCTCAAAGTAAGAATCAGGAACTTCTTGCCAGGGATTTAAAATTCTGGGTTGATGGTAAATGGATAAAGGTCGAGAATTTTAGGAACTTTACTCCTTATGATATGGCCGATATCCGTAGGGAAATTAATGAAAACGATAAAGTCACTGAACTCATAACCGAACTTCAAAACCCAGTGACAGGGGAAATTATGCCTTACTTAATAGTGGGGACGCCGGATTTTTTCTTTCCTCGGGAAATATAGCCGAAGAGTATTTTTATATTTCCCAAAATAAACTTCATTTTACTTTTGCCGAATGGAAGTCATTACCCGTTAAGAAACGGATGGGGTTTTTGAAAATCTGCGATGATTACCAGGAACGGGTCTTAAGAGAAATTAAAAGCTAAATTATTATGCCTCCAGGAAGTACCAATCTCGGTATCGGGATTAGCATGTTTTTACGAGATGAATTCTCGGGACCAGCTGCAAAGATAAGGTCTTCCGCAGCTAGTATGAAAAAAACCACCCAGGAGCTTTATGATGACCAGCTAAGGTATACTAGAAACCTTTCAGCTGGCCTTGCTATGATTGGGGCGGCATCGTTAGCCGGTCTAGGTTCAGCTATTAAAAAGGGGGCAGAGTTTCAATACCAGATGAAGTTTACCGGTATAGTAACTAATGCTACAGCGGTAGAAAACCAAAAGCTTATTAAGTCAGCTCAGCAATTATCCACTCAGTATATGTTCTCGGCTGAGCAGATTGCAGCCGGTATGAAGGAGATGGGTAAAGCCGGTATGGGAGTCACAGAGACCATGACTAACATTAAATCGGCCATAGAACTTGCAATCTCTACGGATACAGAATTGGCTTCTGCTACAGATATGATGATTGCCATTATGCAGCAGTGGCGATTAGGTTTTGAGGATTCTGCTAGGGTAGCCAACATGATGTCATATGCAGTTAACGCTTCTGTGATTGACATGCCTGACTTAGCAGAGGCCATGAAATATGCCGGTGCTACTGCTATTGGTACGGGAGTAAAGATAGAGGAAGTAACAGCCATGATTATGGCTTTAGGCCAGGCCGGTATTAAAGGGTCTATGGCTGGGGTTGCTGTAGAGAATGCCCTTAGGTACATGGGTCGAGCAGTAGGTAAGTATGGTACTGGCCAGCAGAAGAAAGCTCTGGCTGATTTGGGTATGGGCTTGGATGACTTCGTTGATTCCGCCGGGAACATGAAGCCAATGGTCGAAGTCTTTGCAAGTATGAAGGCTGCTATGGATAGGACTTTTGGGCCAGACATGGGTGGTGAGAAACAGAACCTTTTAAATGCTATATTCGGGGTAAGGGGTAAGAGGTCAGCTTCATTACTCTTAAGAAACTTAGATCAGTTAGAGCAATACGTTGGTGAGATAAATACTAAGTCTGCTGACTTTGCCAGTAAGACAACTGCTGACCTTATGGGCCAGTTACATGCCCAAATGAAGATGACTGCTAATGCCTGGAAGATAATGGGTCAGAATTTAGCAGAGGCCATATCACCCATGTTAACTGGTATACTCAGCGTAGTTAAATACATAGGTCAAGGGCTTGGTTGGATATTTGATATACCCCTTATTGGTAAATTCCTTGCTGGTGGTATAGTAGGATTCCTTACCATTAAGACAGTGGCTATGGCCTTCAAAGTGGTAACTTCTGGGTTACTTCTAATGTATAGGCAGCTTACGGGTAGTGCTATTACCATGGCTTCTACTACCATAGCTGGGTTTAAAGGTATGACTTCTGCTGCTGCTGGTTATGCTGCGGCAACCACTGCAGCCAGAAGTGCAGAGACTGCAGCTATCCTATCACGTATGGGGTTTATGGGAGTTGGTAGAAGTAAAGTAGTATATAACCAAGCCGCGGGTCGTTTCATGAGGTCGTCAGGGGCTGCGAGGGGGGCGGGGACTTTTGTAGCTGGTGGGGTGGCTGCTAGGTACGCTGCTATGTATGGGGGCCGAGCTGCTATGGGTGTAGCAGCTGGGGGTATGCTCGGCAGATTAGTTGGTATACTTGGTGGACCATGGGGTATGGCTTTATCATTTGGTATACCTGCTCTGGTAAATGTTATCATGAGCCTGATTAGGGGTAGTAGAGAAAACAAACATTCCACGGATCAAAATACTTCTGCATTAGAAAAAAATACTAATCAATCCCTAGCCTCATTGGCTAATGATAGGTCAGTTAAAATAGCGGCAGTAGAATATATATGGAAGAATCAGGGTAGAATAGGCGATATGAGTAAGCTGGCCATACCAGGTTCTGAACGGCCAGCTATGGATGCCTCATATATGGATAAGCTTCAGGAGCTAGTACAAAGTATGATAACTACTCAGGGGGAACCAGTTACTGTTATATTAAACGTTGATGGTACTCAGGTAGCTAAGGCAATGTTTACTAAAGGGATGCGTGGTAAATTAATACAGCAATAATATGGCAACACCAATAGACCCTATCTTTAGGGCAATGACATCTTATATACCTTCAACCAGTGCTTCTACTATGGTGCAATTTAGCCTAGATTACCGTAGAGCTTTGATCCTTAAGAAGAGGGCAGAAGAAGGTGAATTATTTGCTACAGCAGGACCAGATATCCAGACTCAGAATATTATAGATGCTGAAAGAGAGAACTTACAGGATAGACGTGCAGGTATAGCTCCTTTTGAAGATAGTAAGGGTCATAGTTTTAAAACACCGATAGGAGCTAGTATCGTTGAAGATTATGTGGCTATTATAGACTTAGATTATCAGGGGTATAATTCTGGTCATAGGGTTATTAAATTACCATTTATCCCTAAAGAACTGGATTATGGGAGTGATAGTAGTTATGCCACAGTAAAGCCTATAGGTAGGAATACTTCTAAATATCACTACATGGGTTCTGAGGATAGGCTTGAGTTTGAAATAGATTGGCATTCTGTTGATTCTAGCAGGCTAGATGTAATATCTAAATGTAGGATGATAGAGGCTCTCTCAAAGAGTGATGGGTATAATGCACCACCTCATAGAGTTTTATTACAGTGGGGAGAAAGCAGCGTTTTATTTCAGGATCACGTATTTATTGTATTAAATGCTCCATATCGTTTGGTACAGTTTAATAAGGCTCAAGTTAATCAAGGAACTGGTAAGATAGAGCGTACAGACATGTTACCGATTCAGGCTTACCAGAAAGTAACTTTAGCACGTATTTCTAGCATTAGTTTGACTAAGAATGATATAGAATATGTAGCAAAAACTAAAT